ACTGCCATAAGATCTGCGTGGCGATACCAATTAAATGCCCTAGACATTCCGGTAAGACGTTCTATATCTTTATTGTCATCTAAAACTTGTGTGTAAAGAAGATGCGAGGCAAATGGAGATTCGCCTCGCAGTAGGGAGTCGTTCATACACTTGCGTGCATATGCGACATTACTTTTAACATTACCCATATAGGGTGATTCTATTATAACTAACATTACGCTGCTTTTAAACAAGAAGCTTGAACATTATATCCTTGTGGATTTTTATGACCAAATTCTTTTTTAAGACGGCCAAGAACAAGTCTTTTACTGTTGTTAATATCTTTGTTACATTCATCAACAGTCTTATATTCTACCTTGCTTATGTGCCACATACAGTTTGTTTCACCCCCAGTGTACCTTGGGCCTTCAACCCAAACTACACAAATCATTAAAAACATTTTAACCATTCTATAAACTTTCTGTAATAACGAACAACCACGTTAGGCTTTTTGTGGATTGTTGTAGATTGAATATGTAATTTTAAATACTTGTGGTTCATATTAAACTCCGTTGTCTAATTGCTCCTCGTTCTTGATTAAATCAGACACATACTCATGTCCGTGTTCGCCATACTGTTTCTTAACCAAGGCAAGAGCTTGTTTATTAGTAAGTCCATCATCGGTCAATAATGCACCGAAATACTCTTCAACCTCAATTAAAAAATTATTTTGATAAGCAGTCATACTACTCTCCTTTTGCTTTTTGTAAGTTATAGTCGTTTATTTTTGAGCCTAACTCTTTACTGCCAGCCTCACATTGGTCAATCCAAACTCTTTTCGTGATATTACCTTTTGCATCACGATAGCGTCTCCAATGACCTCTTCTCATGTGCCACCTCTTTGGTGATCCATGTCCGGTAAATTCACGTTCATAAAACAGTTTACCTCTAGGCTTTGGTAAATCTATTTCAAGTAGTGAATATTCATTTGCAGGCACTCTTCTGCCATAAGCAACGTGCTTTATTTTGTCCTCACTTGGATTCTTTTTTTGCATAACTATATGTTCATAGTTAAGGATAGCCAAAGTTGAAATTAGAATTTGTACATCCATTGAAACACTATCCATAGTATATTTGGTAAGTGCACTCATTTCTTCAGATGTCCAACCTTGTTGAAATTTACTTTCAGGAATCAACCAGTGCATTGCAGATCCTTGTGCAGTAGCAGTTCTACACATTAAATCTAAATAATATGGATCAAAAAACTTGGCTGTGCTTTCTTCAGTTTTAAAATAAGTTTGTAATCTTCTAATAAAATGATTTGATTTCTTTGTACTTCTAAGTTCTCTATCACTATCTTTTCTCATAGAACGTATTAATCTTCTATGGGTTTCTCCATAACTTTGTACAGTTTGATAATGATTACCCCAAAGATGTGCTCCTACAGTATGTACTGCAAGTCTCATCTGATCTCTGTCAAAATGATGTAAATCAGATGGCATCATCCATTTTTCTTTTTCATATTGACCATAATGTTTTTCCATTGAGTAATCTTCATCATGTTCAATGACTATACATTTTGGGAATGCGGCATACTTGCCGCTTTCTTGATCTTTAAACCAAAGTTCATACAACCAACTATCATTAACTTGATGAATATGATAACCAGCTCTATTTTTATGTTGTTTAGCTGGTAGATCATCTATATCAAAGTAATTTTCACCCATTTGTTTTTTTGTAGACAACTCTTTATTAAAAGTTTTAGCTAAATGTTTATAAATAGCCTTTTGAAGATAAGAATCATCCCACTCAATAAACATATTTGTAAATGGTGGTATGCCAGTTTTAATTTGTCCAAGCATTGCTTCAGGTTTTAAAAATGCGTTGGCAACAACATGATCAACTAAATTATTTGATAAAACAAATTTTTGAGATGATGCAATATCTGACTGAACAGATCTTGCCATAGCTTTAGCATACTTACCTTTTATATAACCTTTTACACCTCGTGATGGATCAGATAACGCTGCAACAATCTCACTTGCCATCATGGGTTTATTAAATTTATTATCCATAATAACTCCTCATATTTGCTAGTATATGATAGTCATATAGGAAGTCAATGCCAAATGTCAATAAATTAGAACAAAAAAAAGACCTGGATTACTCCAGGCCTTCTTTCACAAACATTTTTAAAACAAAAGGAGTAATCTTACGATCACTTTCTTTATATTTTGAATATAGGTAGCTGCAACCTATATGTCAACCTATATCATCTAAAATATTACGAGAAAATACATGAGTTGCGTTTCTTGTTACCCTACCATACTCTACTTCTTTAAGAGCTCTAGGGTCATCTTCAAACCATTCTTCTTCTACAACTGGTGTTACTAAATTTTTTTCTAATAATTCTTTTACAACACAACTATCACAAACATATTTATAGCTTCTTTTCTTCTTTGGAACTGGTAATAGTTTTTCACATTTCGTGCATCTATCATATTTTTTCATTTTTATCTGCCTCCTTGATAGAGTAAAATATTCTTGCAACGACCTGTGGCACGATACTATTTCCTAAACATCTAAGTCTGTGTACCCTATTGGGTACCCCATTAGCCACTCGACCCACGTTGGGTTCAGGGTTCCAGAGGACTGGTCTCTCACGGAAGGATGATTGCCTAACATCTTTTGCATCTTCCCCCCTGGTCGTCCTGCTGCATCTTCGTTTGCCGATGGCGTAGGGAACATCTCCTTTTTCGGATAATCCCATTTCTCCATTCTTGGTGGTCTTAGCGTGCAACCCAGCATCTGCTCCGCTTGTTGTTCGGTCATCTCCCCCGCTTCTACTTTCTTTCTGAAGATCATTGTCTGACCCATTGATGCGTGTCCGTACCCCTTGGTTGTCGGTGTCGGCCACATTATCTCTTTCTCTGCTATGAATGTTCCCAGAGTGTGTGCTCTCGTCCCGTTCTTCACTGATGGTGGCACTGTGTATCCGTCTTTCCAATCCCTTGCTCTTGGTGTTGGAAACATCTTCACTTCGTCCACTAGTGTTATTGCACTTGAGCCGTCTTTCTTCACTTTGTGGTAAAGTTGTTCGCTCTTCGGTCCTTGTGTCGCATTTGCTGCCGTTGGCGTTCTCCACATTTTCACGCTGTCTGCTAGGTTCAGACTGTGGCTGCTTTTGCCGTCTTTGCTCAACCTCCTGTTGTTCGCTGTCAACTCCGCTTGCGGGTGTTCTATCTCCTGTGTCGTTGGTGTCGGCCACAAAGTCGAAGATGTCTGTTTGTACATATCCATTGTCTTGTTGTCCACTTGCTCCCTCAAGTTCGCCGGTTTTGTTCGTCCTTTGCGTTGACCTTCCATCAGCTTCATTGTTCCTTCCTCTGAACGGGGTGGCAGATGATCCATCGTGTTCGGTGTGGCCCACAATCCAGCATCGCATTCGTCTATGCTTGGCGTCGACGGCTGCAGCTGGAATAAGATATGGGATGGCTTTGTATCCGATACTTTCCAAGTCAGAGAGACTTCTTCTGAGACCCATTGACATTGTAACAAAGCCTGACACATTCTCGCCAATGATCCATCGTGGCCGTATGTCTTCAATAATCCTAACCATTTCGTGCCAGAGATCTCTGTCGTCTTGGCTTCCCTTTTGAGCTCCTGCAACCGACCAAGGTTGACATGGGAATCCTCCAACAACGATGTCTGCGTCTTTGTATTCTTTTCCATCAAAACTCCTTATATCACTATATATTGGTACATCGTGCCAATGTTTTCGCAAGACTTTTTGACAATATTCATCTCTTTCAACGAAAGCTATTGTTTCAAAGCCACCTACTATTTGTTCGGCAGCATAGCTAAATCCTCCTATGCCACTAAATAAATCTACTATTTTATACATTATCTCTTGCAGTAGTTGCCTCGTATTCACCTCTACTCATATCGCCATCAATGGTGCCAAGCCACTTTCTGCCACCACTTGTGCTAAAGGAATACTTAGCTAGTCTGCCCTCTTGTATTAACTCTCTAACAAGACCATCAATCATTCTTTGTGTGCAGTTGTTTAAAACCTTTGGTGCATCAGTATCAGCAGACATTCTTTGCAGAATAGCATCTGCACCGGACTGTTGTGTCATAGCTCTACCCTCTCTTTCACAATCTGCAATCCAATTAAACAACGCAGTCTTTTTGATTTCTTTGTTTGAGCCGGTATGTAATCTTGATATATCTTCACTTTTATCCACAAGTAATCCACTAAATTCATCTCTAATAAAGTGCCTTATGTTTCTGTTAGCAGGCCCATTAGATTTAACTACTGCACCATCAAAGCATTTGTTTCTTTTATATTCTATGCCTAAATCTTGACATCTTCTACGCCCAGTCGCTTCGTCAACTTGCCATAATGCAAACGCACAACGAACACCATCAACTAATGCAGACGTTCCTCTGATCATATTTCTTGCTTGTTCCGGCGTGCTTACAACTAAATCCTCTTTAACTTTAGTCATATGATGACACATTATGACTGAGGCACCAGTTTCAGTAGCTATTTGTGCTAACAAACCAGTTAAAGCCGCACCCGCCGCAGGATCAGAGTTTACATCTGCGTGTACAAACGAAGCCAAAGGATCAAATACTATAAGTTTTAAGTTCTTCATTTGCAGTATTTGTTCATATATTTTATCAAATTCATCGCTTGTTCTGTAACCATCATGTGTTTCTTGCAATATAGGAAAGACACCACCAACATTAGGCAAGCTCACGATTCGTAACTCATGCTCATAACTTTGCCTATTGTTTTCAAAATCAAGTCTATCAATTCTTCTGTGCATCTCTGCTTCATCATCTTCGGCAGTAAATATAATTGAATTGCCAAACTCACTAATCATGCCACCAAAAGATTCTTGCATTGATTGACCACTTGATACTTTCATTGCTAAATCCAATGTCATCATACCTTTACCACTGTCACCTGCGGCAGAAAATATAATAGGCACTGCTAAAGGTAACGTGTTAGCTATCAAAAACTTTTGCTCCGGTGCTTCTCCAACAAATCTGTTAATTAACAAACTGTCATCAAGAAGATTAATGTTCTTTTTTATTTGCTTGATGTTAGTGTTGAGAAATTCATTTATGTTAAATTGCTCTGCAATAGCATCTACCACATCCCATCTTTCAGGCTTACCTCTTGGTGGCGTTAATGTAGTAACTGATTTAACACTGGCGTTAAGAGCAAGTTCTTGTACTAGCTCTGCAACTTTGCGACCAGCAGTATCATTATCTGGCCATATAATTAACTCTTTGTCATGTAACGGAGAAAAGTCAAATAGGTTTGCAGACTTTCTTGAAAGCATACCAGCACCACCCATTGTGCAAGTTGCTGTGTAACCAAGTTCATTAAGTGCATCTGCACATTTTTCCCCCTCAACCCATATAATTTTTTCTGAAGCTATTATGTTTGGTATGTTGTACAGTGGACGAACATCAGGCATACGAGGATAATTACTGCCTCCAGTAAACTGTCTAAATTCTTTTTTGGGTTTGCCATGTGAATCTAATATAGGATTTCCGTGTTCATCTATATCATTGTATCTACGCACTAAACAAAGTAATTCACCTTGGGCGTTCAAGTATCTATGTTCGCTATCATAAGGTGTGTTTATATTTATTTGTTTTGATTCCGGTTTAATAATAGAACTAATTGATTCAACTGGTTGTGGCGTGCTTTCATCAAGATATGAGGCGAACAACTCTTTAACCTCCGGTAACTTCATATTTCTACCTTCCATCAATATCTTAACTATGCCACCTACTCCGTCTGCACCATTAAAATCTTGTCCTTTCATGAAGTATGGTGATCTAGGATTTATATCTATTTTTAAAGACTTCCCTGCTTCACCACCAAGCGAACCTATAGTAAATTGATCCCCTCTTATAACACCTTGTGGATACGTTTCTCTCAATAAATCAATTTGAACTTGTGATGGAACTTTTTGACTTATTAATTCAACTAATTCCTTAGAATCCATACTGCGTTTACTGTTGCCAAATTTAATAATGTTCATTACCATCTCCTATGATGGCGGTGCTTTGCTACCTTCTGTATCGCCATCACCCCTCCTCCCAACAAGTATCAGAGAACTGACAAAATCTACAATCAAACACATCTTTATTTTGTGCTATTCTTGGTAACATTTCATTTTGTTTAGACGCTCTTAATATGTCAACTGCTCTATCACTAGCATATTGAGCCAACTCTTGATTAAAAGGCACAAGTTGATAAAATATTTCACTTGTATTTTTATTTATAACTGTGAACAAACAAGGATTGTCTGTTAGTTCCATATAGGCTTGATATAACGCTACTTGTACTTCATATGTAGGATTTGCCTTTATGCCTTTAAATTTGAAATCTCTAAACTTTTTTTCGTTTGCAGATTTACATTCCCAAAGCATAGGATACTTAACATCAAGTGGGCCACCACAGATGACACCATCAATATGACCTTTTATCTCGTCATCTGCTATTGAGAAACCAAACTGTTCGCCATTCTTATCTAAAGTTCTTAGATCAAATCCTGCGTTTCTAATCCACCCAGCCATACTATTTTCTAGCTCATGACCTAACTGAAATATTCTTAATGTTTGTGCATTAAACTCTTTATCCTCATCAGGTTGTTGTCCTTGATAAATATACTGTATCTTTCTTGCACATTTATCCCCCAACATAGATCCACCTAAATACTTTCTTTTAGGTTCAGATTTATTTTTATCTACAATAGTTTTATTAATTACCTCTTCAAAATGGTAATTCATCAACTCGTTGTTCTGATTCTTCTTGCCCGTGGACATATTTAAGAAGTAATCTATCGAGTTCTTTTTTGTTGTATTGTTCATCTTCTTCTACCTTCTTTGAGAATTGCATTATTGTAACTGTGGCTTTTATCTCTTCTTCAGTTAAATCACCAAGTTTTTTATCCCAACCAAACCTAGCAAAAAGTCTAGTTAAGTTCTTTAATGAATTGTCTCCGATATTGGGGTTATCCATCTACCTTCTCCTTGTTCTGAATATAATGATCCATTTAATATTTCTGTACCATCAAAAAACGCTCTAAAATGAATATGCAAAACTTCATTCTTATTTGTTTCTACAATTCTTTTAAATGTTTTACCTAGTTCATCTGCCAATTTTTCCGGATCACCATTTATTTTAAATGGCATAAACAATGATCCCTCTTTAACATTCTCTACGCCCACTTCATTTTCTTCTTGAATAATGTATTTAACTTCCATTCTTGCCATCTTTTGCCTCTATTGCTAATGCCGCATATCCAATAATATCAATCATGTTATCTTCAACTCTTGGATTTTGACTGTTTCTAATTTGCTTGATACCAATCATTGCTCTGTAAACATCATGTATATCAAGCGGCTCCTTTAATTTTTTTCTTAATAATATGTTCCACATTTGTGCTATATATGTATGTGTTTCTGTAGCATCGCCATGCGATTTAGCACGAGGACCATTTATTATTAAATCTACTTTTTTCAAAGCTTCACTTCGCTGCACTATCACCTCCTTCGTAATAATTTAAAACTTTTGCATCAATTTCCTTTTTATTCCACAAATAATTTAACCAACAAGCCGCTTTATATTTGTTCCAACTAAAATCCATTGGTCTGATAAAACGCCCTAACATAGCTAAAGCATTTTTTTGTTTTACTGTAACGCCTTGATTTAGCCATCTTTTACCTTTTCTTGCACCATCGCTATCTTCTATGCCTCTTAGAAAGTCATCAGCAGACGCAATAGCTTGTTCCTTTGTTCCTACACTAACAATTCTTAAACGCCCTTTGTTACGCTTTACAATAGCGACAGATAGGTCATCTAAGTGTGCCACTAAACCAAAGCCATTAAATCCACTTGCCATCATACATCTTTTGTTTTCAAATAAATCAAGCCATCTAAAAGGTGATCTGTCAATCAAGTCAACTTCTGTCATAGTAAATTCTTCAAGAATTTCTTTGTCTTGTGTGCCAAATTCATGACCACAGATAGGACACTCTCTTGATGACAATGGTATTTCAGACTGACACTCAGGACATACTTTCAGTGGTGTAGCACCGGAAGTGTTCGCTTGAGCTCCATCAAGATCCACGCCTTCATCCAATGAACCATGAGTAAGAACACTTGTACCAAAGTCTAAAACAATACAATCTTTTTTAATTAAACCAGGGTGTTCTTCTTGATTAACTGTTCTAAGACCACGCCCAATCATCTGTACCATTGTTGATTTATATGAACATGGTCTTGTAAGGACAATGCAACTAATAGGTGGTGCGTCAAAACCCTCTGTTAATACTGCAACATTAACTACAACCTGGACATCACCATGTTCTAAATCATGTAAAATTTGTTTTCTCTGTTCGCTTGGTGTATCACCAGTAACAATTTCTGTTCTGATATTTTTACGTCTAAACTCATCACAAACATCTTGTGCATGATTAACTGTGCTACAAAATATTACTGTCTTTCTTTCACCGGCTTTGTCTTGCCATTCATTAACAATCTTTTCGTTGATTGCTCTCTTGTTCATAATCTTTTCGACTTCTGACATATCAAAGTCAGTTACAGTCTTACGGACATTCTCCAAATCTTTCTGCACACCAACATCAACAACAAATGTTTTTGGTGGCACAAGAAAACCCTCTCTGATTAACGTACTGATCTCAATCTGATGTGAGCAGTTAGTAAATACTTTTCTCAAGCCTTTTCTATCACCACGATTAGGTGTTGCAGTAAATCCAACAATCTCTACAGAATCGTTTGCTTGTCTAACCTTATCAATGATACGCATATAAGTATCTGCTACTGCGTGATGGCTTTCATCAACCACAACTAAATCAAAGTGATTTATGTTATTTAAATTATTCTCTCTTGATAATGTTTGCACCATGCTAAAGATGGTGCTACCAGTCCAATCTTTTTCTGACCCATCAACAATGCTAGTTGTAATGTTAGGGTTTACCTTAGAAAACTTTGTTCTATTCTGTCTTACTAACTCATCTCTGTGTTGCAGAATAAGAACTTTGTTTCCTACTTTGTATCTCTTGCCAACCAACGCAGACAACATAATAGTTTTGCCTGCACCAGTGGGTGCAACCACAATTGTATTCTTATGTTTGTCTAATGCAGTTGAAGCATCGTCTACTGCTATTTCTTGGTATGGTCTTAAAATCATGTTTGTGTTCCTAAAATGTTGGGTAGCTTTGCGGCATCGGTGCTACCCAAACCGACTCTAGCAGACGAGAAAGCAGTCCTGCCGCTAGAAACCTAGTAAATTACTTATTTTGTGCCCAAGGAGGAATCCCACCGGCATTTGGCGTTGGATTCGTAGTTTGAGCTTGTTGCACTTGAGGTTGCACTGGTGCTTGATTTGAAGAACCAATGTATTCTTTGCTATTTAAAGCTAATGCAACTAACATTTTATTCTTATCAGCATAACCATTAGTGCCTTTTTCAATTGCAATCTTTACACAAAACTCTGCACCATCTAAAGCAGTAAGATCATTAACCTTTCTCCTACTAGCTGCTTCAGGTGAAGTGTCGTTTGGATCAAGACCAAATGCACTATTGATAATATCTCTAAAAGTTCTTATGCCTATTTCTTTACACCAAGGCATACCACTTTCAGGATTAATCTTACCACCATCACACATGATATTTTGCCAAAACTTACGTTTGTCATACTTACCGCCAACAATCGTAAATTCACATTCAAGATATTTGGCACCACTTGCACCAACCTTAAACATGGGTTGTGAAGAATAGTCTGCTATAACCTCACCACCTCTTTTCATCGTTAGAATTGCCCTTGCAACAGTACCTGCAGGAATTAAATCAAACTCTTTGTTAGAGTCATTTGGAACATCATTAAAATCAATCATTACTTAGTCTCCTTATCGCTAGATTTGATTGTATTAGGATCAACAAAGTTTAAGTCCCCTTTGTCTGTTGATCTACCACTTATTTTTGTCAAAAGCTTACCAAGATGTGGCTCTTCCACAACTTCAAGTTGACCAGATCTATCTTTGGCTGGATAACCCCATTGGTTAAGTGTTTGACATACAAAGGCTCTGTAAGGGCCATGTTCTTCACTTGGCATCACTGCCATAGTAATAACTTCGTCAACAATTCCGGGAAGTTCACGACCAGTTTTTGAACCCTCAATCTGTAGCTCGTACATAGTTCTACCATACTCATCTACCTTTTCATCAAGAATACCAACAAAAATAACATTTTTATCTCTGATGTGTTGTAAGTGAGTAAGCCAAGACATCATCTCACGACCTTGCATACCATATACTGCTCTTGTATCAATCTTGCCAGTTCTGTCTGATTTATTATCAGGGTGTCCATAGCAATACTGAAAACAAAGTCTACCGGCTACTGTTATACTATCAACAAAAATAGAGTCATACTTCTTCAAGATAGTAAACGCATCACCATACATCTGTGAAACCTTTTCATACTCCACAACACTGTATGGTTGTTCCGGTGATAAGGCTGGGTTAGGGCCACCAAGAAAACAAGCAAAATCTCTGCACTCTTCCCAAGTCTGTGGACGAATGACATCAATTGGCCATCTTTCAATAGCAGCATCGCCAGCCTCTAAATCCATAAATAGAGTAGTATCAGGATCAAGAGTACGGGCAAGAGTTGTCTTGCCCACACCACTTTGACCACAGACTACAATTTTATGACCTCTTTTTTCTGCTAATCTTTCATCAGCTGATATAATTTTAAGAGCCATTATTATCCTCCGTAATATCCACAGTTGTACCAGTAAGCTCTACTGTTCTGTGGTCTTGTAGTTTACCCTTAATACCAGGAGGTGCGTTGTTATATTTACGCTCATCAATAGCGTAAGTAATTCTAGCATAATGCCTTGCATCTTCTTGATCCATATTCATCAAAGCAGTAGCAAGACCCTCTTGATCCCAAGTTACTTTTTGTCGCATGGTAACTTTTACCTTATATCCCTGCTCATTAAGTGTAACAGTTCCATAATCTTTACCATCTTCGTTCAATTTGTTTCTTGCACTATTACCAAACCTTATTGCAAGATCATCATTAAGAACGCTTTGCTTGTCCTTTAGCACTTGAATTTGTTGTTTAAGTTCTTCACGATACTTAAAAACATCATGCAAAGGCATATTTAAAAAATCTAAATCCATAAATAATCCTTTCTCAATAATAAATAGACACTAGATACCTATAAAGTAGGCATACATATCCTATAAGTCAATAGCTTTTGTTATTTTTTTTTAAAAGAAAGATAAATATCTATGTTATGCACGGCTTTCATTAACTTTTTTTTAAGCTTAAACTCTGATGTTAAAACGCCTTTTGCATCTTCAACAATCAATTTAGACAATCCATTTTCTTCTTCTAATAAATATCTAAAGTCTGCTATGTAATCACAAATTTTGACATCATTTACAGTCAAATCATAACGAACTTGTCTTTCTAGTTGAGTTACTACACCGGCTTTTTCCATTGATTTTAATTGACCCCAACGCTCTGCTTCCCATTTGCTATCAAATTTAAAACCCATAAATAAAGTTTTTTTTGCAAAATATTTGTTTGGTCTTCGGGTTTTATTGGGTATAATTGGGTATTTATAAGTCATGGAGGTAGTATAATGGCAGACACATCAAAGTTCAAGTCAATAGGAATAGACCTATCAACTTACAATAAATTAAAAATTATATGTGATAAAGAACGTAGAAACATACGTCAGCAAATAGGATTAATGGTTGATATAGAATATGAAAAACAAGATTTAAATAGTAACGTCAAGACGTTAGGATTAGGTACCCTCGACCGCTCTCATTCTGGAAATTAGGCGATTCGCTCTTTTGGTGACCTGTTTGTGCCAACGACTGTCTTTCATTTGAATTGCACATTCTTCCCAATCGTTGTTCGCTATAGCTGCACGAAATTTCTTGAATCCACTTAATCTTGGTCTACCCATATTAAACATCATATTTGCACAGATTTTTTGTACCTCTTCCGGTAGCTCATCAAAGTTGTCAAATAATTCTTTGCACTCTGATATTGTTACTTGTATATCCTTATCAAACAACTCATTAACACGCTCTTCTGATACTGGTGTACCAACTGGCTTATCATATTCTTCATCCCATTCGTTGACTAAATGCCCTATTCCTACAGTTTTCAGCGACAAATGATCTAAATACACAGAATTCACCCTGCCCTCGTCTCTCGCAATTTCTTCTCTTAACTCTTCTATGTTCATTGATTAAATAAACTCCCATATTGTTCTTTTGGTACAGTCAAGGGTGATCCTCTTCTAGCCGCTATGGCTTGATCTATAGGAGATAAACCAAGTGCCGCACCAGTGCCTGGACTTGTAACATCTATTTTTCCAACATTTGTATTTGGATTGACTGCTTGAATACCTTGTAATTGATTGGTTGTGTTAGCACCAACATTTCTTACTGCTTGATTAATACCAGTGTTTTCTGCAACTGATTGTATTTGATCTGATGCGTCGCTTACATTTTCTTCGATAGATTGTGTTATTACTTGCCCTGGTCTAAAAGCATTAGACACTGATTCTAAAAATGCTCTTTGATCTGCAACAGTTGGACTTGGATTTTTTTCAAGTTTTTTAGATGCTTCTACTATTTCTTTCATAGCCTTTTTACCAGTAAATAATTGACCAAGAACAAACATTTTTGCAATTCTTCCAACATTGTTAAATACATTAGCTAAAATACCTGCAGCTACTAAATCACCTTTTGGTATATTAGCTGATATTCTTTCTAGTATTTTACCAAAATCCCTTATGTTTACTGCAACATCTTTTGTATCTCCAGCGTTTGGAAATACAATATCTAACTTGTTGCTTTTGTCTGCTCTTCTAATATTTTTAGCAAGTTGCTTCATACCATCTGCATTCGTTACTGCACCAATGTTATCAAGCATATTTTCAACATATGCACCTCTAATAGTCTTTAATTCAGCAGGCTTGTCTTTATAAAAGTTCATGACTGCTTTTATATCTCCACGAGTTGCACCTGGTGACATAACTAAATCTAAGGCTTCTTCTGCATCTAAATTGTTATTCCTAATTTTAGCAAATACACTATTTGTTCTAAGTCTTGATGTTTCTTTTAATTGATCTATTGAATTATTTAAAGCAGTTGCAACATTGCCATCTGCATCTAAACCTTGTTTGACTAATGTGCTTACTGTATCTGAATCTATGTTTGTAAGCTTTAAATCTTCAAACTGTTTAGCAAATGTTTTTAACTGATTATATCTTTGTCTACCATATAACTCTACACCAGTTTCGCCTAAATCATCTAAGGCTTTAATAAACTCATTTGGTTTAAAATTATTAGGTTTAATTGAATCAAATCCAGTTTTATTTAAAGCACCTTGTAACCACTCTCTACCCATTTGTGTTTTTATTTGAGTATATTGATCTGGTTGATTTTTGAATGCTTTTTTTAATCTGTTAAGACCTGTAGGTTTACCTCCAGTTCCTATAACCCTTTCTGTTAAACCAGTTAACGCTCCTGGTCTGTTAATATTAAATCCACCACTACGCATTTGCTCTACAAGTTCTTTTGATCCTAAAGTCCTTGATATGTCATTGTATAAAGCAGTACCCTCTCTAAATTGTTTTCTTGCAGTTGGTAAAAGTGCGGCTGCTTTTTGCATTTTGCCAAATGCTTCAGACCCTAATTGATCCGTAATTTCTTTTGTTAAGGAATCAATGTTTGAGCTATCTAATAGACGATCAACTTTCTTTATTGCATCATCCCAAACTTGAGTTAAATTTACAGAACTATCAATTATGGCTTTTTGTTCAACTTCTTGAGCAGTTTTAGGTGCATTCTTTAAATCCCAAAGCTTTCTTCTTAATTGATATGCGTCAGTAAAAGATGATTTATCACCCAACGCCCTTAAATCTGAAGCTAATTTAAGTCCTAGTTGACCCTCAGCCGTAGCTAAATCACCAGTTCCTGCTTGTGCAAACTTCTTTTCAGCTAAATCTGCAACCTCTTTGATTGTTGAGGTTGGTAGTATTCTTGTATCACCAATGGCAGTTTCAATAACTTCATTTATTGTTGCCCATTGTTGCGACATTGTGTCTTCAAAATTCTTTGCAGATTGTTGCACAAAGTTAAATATATTATCATCTATTAATTGATTACGCTCTAGTCCACCAGCTAAATTGTCAGCAGATTCTTTTAGTGCGTTCATTATAGAGCCATATGCTGCAGTTTGTTTTTTTGCTAACTCCTTACCAAACTTTTGTTCAAAATCTAAAAACAAATCACCAGCAGACTTTTCGCTACCCTCTGTAGCGGCTTGTGATACAAATTTATTAAGTTCTGCCACCTCTCTGTCCATAGCGGCAGCTATCTTTTGTGTCCTTGGAGATCCACCGAGAACACTCTCTTGTAATTGTTGAAACTTAGCTGCAATAGGTCTGCCTTTTATCTGTGCTATTGTAGGTTCAAGTCCTTTCTCAATACCTTTTGCAGTAATTTTTAATTCTTCTTCACTAGCTTCTCTAATAAATTTTGCACCAGATGGAGCTACGGCTCGGTAAGCTAATATTGGTATGCCGAACAACAGCTCACCGGCGGCAGCTATACCACCTTCAATAGCAGCATCTTGTGCTATATCTCCAGCCGTTTGTTTTGAAACTCCAGCAACTCCTTCTATGGCTTCTTCCACAAGAGAACCACCACCACCACCAACAAATGCACCAACTGCACCACCTAATAATGTTCCAAACCCTGGTGCAAAACCAGTTCCAATTGTAGCACCTTTGATAGCTCCAGTAACACCACCTGCTAATTCTGGCAATATACCGGCTAAATCAGATAAATCATTCCTACTAAATCCCTCTTCATCAATAAGAACATTTTTATCTGTTTGGACACCAACTTTAGCCGCACCACTTGGTGTCAATGCTAATCTGCCTCTATTATCTCTTATATAATCTTCTGTTGAAAATCCTTGTTTGGAAAGTATAGCCTCTTCTTCTGCCTTATTTTCTGCTAAAGATAATGCCGATCTTAGACCAGCATCTTGTATGCCAGATTCAGTGTCAAAGTTTGATTGTACCACTTGACCTTGTGGTGTTGCTTTTCTTGACTGTGCTAATAAATCTTCAAAGGTTTGTTCTGTTTTGTCTGGTGCAGAGAAAAATTGTGCACGGATAGCATTTGTTTCTTCTTCTGTTGGTGTGTCACCGGCAATTTCAACTTTAACTATACCTTGAGGTGTTTCAACATCAATTATTGCCATTATGTAGTGCCTTGTACTCTAAATCTAAATACGCCATCTTCGCCTTTGGTCATTGTAGATCCTTGTGCTGTAATGTTTGTTCTATCAATATTTACGCCAGCAGCACTTAAATTTTTATACGCATCTTGTATATTTTTTCTGCCTTTGACAACAATCAAGTTAAACAAATTACTTAATTTTCTAGTCAATTCTTTTTCATCACCACTTGTAAAGTCAACTTTACCAACAATTTCTTTTACTAATTGTCTATCTGCATCTGATAAAGTTTTACCAGATTCTTGTAAAATATCAGCGGCGTTAGTTGCTTGTATTCTTTGTAATATTGTTTTAACTTGGCTTAATGGATCTGTATCTGCAGCAATGTTTACACCTAAATTTCTAGCAGTTTGCACAACAAAACTTCTTAATTGATCTGGTATTGTTGTACCAGTTTGATTTAATAGTTTTGCTATTTGTTCAAAATCCTTTGCATTTTTTTCAACACCTCTTTCAAGATTTTGTACCATAGTTACTACTCTGTCGGCACTATCAATAAATCTTGGAGCGGTTCCGTCTGGTGCATTGTTTGCATCTGGTAATTGAACTTTAAAAGTTAATCCTTTGTCGGCACCAGCAAAAAGAGGTTGATCTGTGCCACCAGTTTGATAAAACTTCTTCTTGCCAGACGCAGTTAATGCGGCTTTTGCATAATCTTTATAAAAATCTGCATCAACAACTTCAAATTGTTTATCAAATTCTGGATTATTAGTTAAACTGTTAAGTTCATAGCTATTCAATCTTGTTAATCTGCCCTTACCACCTGCTATCATGTTGGTAATTGTGCCAGCAGTCCCATCTCCCTTAGGTATTACAAAGTAAGACCTTCTATCCATAGCAAGTTTTTTATCTTCATCACGTTTACTTAAAGCATAAGCACCAGCTTTAGCTCTTATTGCTTTTGCCTCTGCGGTTGCTTTTCTAAAGTCTGGCATTGCAGCCTCTGTAGCCTCACCAACTGAAGTAAGTATTCTGCTAATGTTAAAACCTTTACCCGCTCTGTTTTGCATTAAAGCAGCACCAAAAGACATAAGTGCTTGTTTTGTGTCTGCTTCTCCAGATATATCTAGTCCAGTAGCTTCGCCAAACTCGTTAATATATTCATCAAAAGTTTTTGGACTTACACCCGGTCTTGCATCTTTAAGAAACTCATCCAAAGCCTTAACAGTCGCTTGTTTTGCCGCAGTATCTGCACCTTTAACTCCAGTGGCTGTAGCAGTTTCTAAATCTGCATCGTCAACTGAATCTGTATAATCTATATCGCTATCTGGTGCAGAAGTATCAATGTTTTGTTTATCAACTTCTTCTTGTACTTTTTTAACTGTTTCTGTATCTGCAAAATCACCTGCACCAAAAGCACTAGGATCTCCAACATTTTTGCCTAAAGTTTCTTGTATTGCTTTAGCTGCCGATGCACCTAGTGCATCTTGACCAGCTTGTGTAAATATATCCATTCCGGGTACATCTGCCATGCTTTTTGCACCAACATTACCTTTTAATCGTGCTTGCTCTTGACCCTCTGGCAGAAATAACTCTGACCCAGTTGGATCTTTTGTTCTATCTCTTTCTTTTAATCTTTGTTGAAAGCCTGCTTCTGATTCTTGATTAAGATAATCACCTATGATGTTGCCAGTTGGATCAGTGAAAGCAGATATTATACCTGCACCACCTCTAATTTGATCCAAAGCACCTAGACCAACATTGCCTAAGTTTCTAAATAGTGATGTGATTTTTCCTTCACCAGCAGATGGTTGAATTTGACCTATTGGCGGAATAAATTTGTCTTTTAAAGGCCCTTTTCCTTCCAACCCTAAACTATATTGTTGCATGATTTCAGAAAAAGTTTTTGGACGACCTAAAGCTTGTAATAAAGCATCTGTATCTCCAAGATTTAAGCCTCTTCTAAGTTGTTTTGGTGCCATATTTGACCTCTATTTATTCGCAGTTGTACCAGCAGGTGCAATCTGTGCTAATGTTGTATAGGCTCCTATTCCTTGTAAAAATGGGTTAGCGGCAGGTTGTGTGGCTTGTGTAAATGTTGATGGAATACTTGCACTGGGCATACCTTGTAGTAAATTTTGACCTAACTGAAGCCTTGTAAAAGGTTCTTGTGATTGTTGCAATAAATTTGCTCTATTAGCATCTAGCTCTGCTTGTTGTTGTCTTTGCCTTAACGCACCCAATTGTGTTAGTTGTGATATATCGGCTTGACCTAAGGCTTGTTGTAAACGCCCAATATCACTTGTTTGACCAGCTAAAGTTCCAAAAGCTTGTCCAAGACCACCAGACAATCTTCCCGCCTCCTGTGATGCTTTTAACGCTTGTCCAAAGCCACTTGATAACAGTTTAGACAAGGTATCTGCTTTAACTTGTTGAAGTCCTCTGTCTGCTTCTGCCTGTCTTACAGCCTCTCTTGACCCACCAAACGCTCCAGATTGTATTGCTTGTGCTCTAGCACCTGCTCTCTGCATGTCTGCTTGTCTGTCAAGCTCTCGCATTGCAACATCAATGACTTGATCTTGAAAAGGATTTTGAAATTTTTGTATAGAGTCTGGTTGTAGAAATCCCAAACCACTTGTTATTGCTTGTTGTGCAGCTAAAGACTGATCTCTTGCACCCTCAATAAATGGTCTTGAAGTGCCAATCATTTGTTCACCTAACTCTGCTGCCCTTGTTGTTAAGGGATCTGCACCAGCAATCTGTATTCCCGGCAAACCTAATGGTTTATCTAATAAACCCGGTGTTGTTTGATCTGCACCATCAAACTCACCAAAGGCAGTTTGTAATAATCTTTTTTGCAGACCCTCTAAAAAAGGCGGTAATCTTTGTATATTTTCATATGTTACTGATCCGTTTGCCATTACGCCCTCGCTTCTAATTTATCCATCATGTCATAGGCTCTTTGTATTCCTTTTCTTTGGTTTCCATCACCTAAACCTTTTACTGCATCTTTTGTCAAAACGAACTCACCAGCCATTAACATTGCCGGAACATCATCTTTTGTGCCAGAGCCTTCTGATGGGTCTATACCACCATTACGTCTTGGAAAACTCATAGGATCACTTAGTCCACCATCTGCTGCAAATCTAATCCCACCAAGTTGACCTCCTGGCCCACCAAATCCAAATGGTCTTTGCTCAAACTCACGAGGTCTTTCTTCATCGTCATCTCCAGCTAATAATTGTGCTATTAGTCCGGCAGTTAATCCCTCTCCAACTCTTGTATTCAACAATCTTGCCAATAAATTATCATCGCCTATACCACCGGCTTTTAACAATTCGCCAGCAAAGGTTCTAGGTGCACTACCTTTTACATTTTCTAATGCTTTTTCAATAGGTGGTTTGCCACTTATTTGTGATGATCCACCACCTACAGTCTGCTCACTTCTTGTCATAGCAAAAGGAAGTTTATCATCACTTGGAGTTGCTCTAAATTTTGCAACATCTGAAGCAACATTTTCTGGTCCAGTAAAACTATCAAATGCCGATCCAACTGCACCAGATATTAAGGCATCTCTTAAAGCATCCTTGGTTTTACGACCAGAAGCTTTAGATCCTAAAAAACCAAGACCAGTCCTAACTAAAAATGGATTATTAGCAAGAGCAGTTTTTGCCGCAGGTCCAAACAAAGCACCTAATCCTTGCCCTATAGCAGGTCCGGCAACGGCAGTTAAAGCTATTGGTGCTATTTTTTTTAAAAATCTACCTATACTCATGAAGTTATCTTACCTTAATTTAATAAATACGTCTATATACCTTTTAAATTCTTGACAATGCACTTGTTGTTACCCTTGTTTTAGATAATTCTTGAATACTAGCTACAACGTGTAATCTATTTGCCGTTGCCGCTTGCACCTTTAATATCTCACCACTTTGTAATATCAGATCTTTTGTAAGTAATTCTACTGTTGTGTTAGCTCCCACGGCTTTGACATTAAACAAAACAAATGTATCACTACCACTGACAAGTTGAACAGTAATCGTATCAGCGTTACCGCTATCTTCTGCCACTAATATAGAATTTACAACAGCAGCGTTGAAATCGGCATCACTAGGAACTGTGAACAAATTTGTAAGATCCGTTGTAGTTAAATCAACTTTTGCGTTTGTTACACCTTGAATATATTGAGGAATACTGGATATAAGCATTAGCGTCTACCATCCTGTCTTATGTCAATTCTAGGTGTACCTAATTTATATTTTGTCCCTAGTGATGTGGAATCTATTCTTAAAGCAAAAGATCTACCTCGTAAACGATAATCTAATTTTTCTGTAAATTGTTCAACAGTGCTAGGTGATTCTCTAGTTGCTGTTTTTGACGCTGACTGATCGTTTCTTGGTGCTGCACCAGGATTGTTTCTCGTTTTAACAGTAAAACTTACTGAAGGATTTGTCGATGTAGAACCGTTAAATGTTACATCTGGTATAACTTGTCTTAAAGAAACAAATTTATCGCCATCACCTATGTCAATCGCTGATGACTCAACAAAGGATGTCATGGCAGTGCCATCATCATCAAAACCCACTTCATGATTATAAAGATACTGACTACCAGTAGCTTGTGGCAGAGTTCTTATACCTCTGTCAATCCATGCGTCTCTTGCTAGTGTTCCATAATACCAAACTTTATCTAAATAATTATAAGCGACATATTTATCTATCTGTGTACCAGCAGACGATGGATAAAACCATAATAACTCACCAAACTCTGAATTAACACCTACATGAACTTTATCACGCTCTGCAAAATTAAAATCTAAAAATACTTTATCTTTTACTGTGCATGGTAGTTGTATCGTTTGACCACCAGAATAAACATAAAACGTATCTACACCCATCCAGAACACTGCATCTTCAACAGCAACAGCAGAAAAAGGACTCATGATAGTTATGTTCTTTGATAGTTCTTGAAGACCAAACGTAAATGGTGGACCTATAAACTTCATGGCGTGTAGTGTTTTATTAGTGAAGACAAGTATCTGTTGTTTTGTTTCGACAGCTTGTACGAAGGTAGATCCACCACCTAATCTTAAATCACCTGCCGTATTCGTAGCAGTTGGAAAGAAATCCACTGGATTTTCTTGTGAAGAAAAACGTATCAACAATGGATCTTGTACCCCATTGCCTTGTGGAGCAGACGAGTTTGCACCTAATCCATCACAACCAAACACAATAACATGTCGGTCTTGGTCTGATACAAGAACTTGTTTAGCTATCGTAGGCACACTTGTTTCTCCAGAATATGTACCCGTTGCACTAAGTTCCACGGCTCTGTTGCCTAAACCATTTGTCTTATCCCAATAAAATAATCCACCATCTCTTGGATTTATAATAATATCTTCACCAAAATTGTCATGTGACCACAATCTAATCTGTGCTCCAGGGGTCGTGACACTTGCTGCATTACCCCATCCAACAAAGTCATTAGCAGAATCTGCATTACCAGTTGCTAATCGTACAAGTGTATTATCTGCGTGTGTGGCTGCATCTGTGCCACTATGTCCACGAGTTACAGTCATTGTATTATCATCCGTGGTCGCTGATACAAGCATAAGTTCTTCTTCTACGAGAATAACATCATTAGCAGTATTCATGCCAGTTTCATCATCGACATCAACACCTGTTTCACTTGCATCTAAGGCTTCATTCAGTTGTGTTGCCAAAGCACCAGATGTTGTTCCACTCCATTGACCAGCACCCCAACCAGTTCCACCAACTGTATTATCAAGTCCTACATTAAGTTGAAAATTTAAGGTAACACTTCCTGAACTTCTTGCTATTCCTGTAGCAACGCTAGTGGCATTACTTCCAACATCAATTTTAAATGCGTTAGAGCTAACGATCTCTATTATCTGATGTTCTTTTCCACTAGAGTCTCCAATAGCAGATGCAGGTATCCCACCAACTGCATCTGCTCCTTCAGCATTTGTTATTGTAACAAAATCGTT